GATCTACCACGCCCATTATCAGAAAACCAAGCAACACCTGTGCTTTATTCTTCTCGTCCTAAACATAACCCATACTTTTAAATCAATACCATGTCACATAAAAATACACCTATATATCAAGGTCATAAGTTCAGAAAACTATCCCTTAGAGATCTGCAAGCTAAAGCAGGCTTGTTAATAGAAATTGCTCAAAAAGCCCGGCAACTTACTCAATTGAAAATCGATGCCTGGAGAAGAGCTCATCAGGCAGCCATAAACCCAGATAATCCACGCCGCCGGGCTCTTTATGCCATATATGATGACATTCTGTTAGATGGTCACCTTAGCGGTGCCATTGAACATAATCGCAAGAACGCAACATTGCAGAAAGCTTTCAAAGTAGTAGATAAAAACGGAAAGAAAAACAACGATCTTACCGAGTACCTTGAAGCTCCATGGTTTAAAAAATTAATAAGCATAGCTCTAGATAGTAAGTTTTACGGCCATAGTCTTATAGAGTTAGGACCTCCAACCCTCATCGATGGTAAACCCGGATTTTTATATGCTAAGCTTATTCCACGAGAACATGTATCGCCAGAACTTGGAGTCTTTATCCGCAACCCTGATGATGACTGGAATAAGGGATTGCCATATAATACACCTGAATATTATCCATGGCTCATCGATGTTAATGATGATTCATTAGGTTTGTTACTCAAATGCTGTCCACCGGCTATCAGCAAACGCTATATATATGCCTTCTGGGATGAATTTGCTGAAATTTTCGGTATGCCTATTCGCATTGGTACTACCAGCTCACGCGACAAAACTGAACAAAATAAAATAGCTTCTATGCTCGAAAAAATGGGCGCGGCATCCTGGGGTTTGTTCCCAGAAGGCACTTCCATAGAATTGAAAGAAACCTCGAGAGGAGATGCATTTGAAGTCTATGACCGAAGAATCGTTAGAGCTGACTTCGAAATCAGCAAAGCAATACTTGGCCAAACCATGACAATGGATAATGGCTCGAGCTACAGCCAGGCTAATGTTCATTTAGAAATCCTCAACCGTATATGCGAGCGAGATGCTGATTTTATACGCGATCTTGTAAATAATGAATTATTTCCCCGGCTTAAAATTCATGGTTGGCCCATTGACGGACATCGTTTCGATTGGGACGAAAAAATAGTTTACACACCCGAACAACAAACCGAACGAGACCGATTGGTATTACAATATTATGATGTAGACCCAAAATATTTTATCGATCAGGGCTATCCTATAAGAGGCTCTCGTAATGCTACGTTATCCACGAAAAATGATTTTTTCTGATTAGCCCCGCTGCCGCGGGGCACCTGGAATCATTACAAAAGGAATTAGAATCCATTTATTGCATATATTGCAATGAAAGGTTTCTCGATGTCAATGATAACAATAATAATAATGATGAACTAAACGATACTTTTCATGATTTGAAAAGGCACTTAAACTCTTATCTTGAAAAAGTCTTTAAAAAATCTATTAACGTTGACATACCTACAGTTAAAATAACTGCCAATGCATTTATGAAGGCTGTTGATAAAAGCCTTGCTAATCTCAAAACTGACTATGCCCGCCAAGATAATATTGCTTTTTATAGAGCCATCGAACAAAATTGCTTTCGATTTGCAGCTGCTAAAAATTATCATGAAACCCTCGCATTGAGTAAACTCCTAATTGATGATAATGGCAATGCCCGTTCATTTGATGAATTCAAAAAATTAGCCACATCTATATTGGAAACATTCCGAAATGATTGGCTAAGAACCGAATATGACCAGGCCTTGATAACCGGTCATAGAATTGCCGATTACCGAAGACAGGTAGCCAATGGAGATACTTTTCCCACATGGCAATATAAAACCCGGGATGATGGTCATGTTCGCCCAGGGCACCTTATGCTGCATAATATGAAATTGGCAGCCAACGACCCTGCCTGGCGATTCATTTATCCACCTAATGGTTGGCGTTGCAGATGTTATATTAAACCACTGAGCGAAGCCCCACCAAACTTAAGCAATGGCGATAAAGCAATTGATTTGCTGCGTTCAACAGCCGATACCAAGGGCAGAAGCGAATGGGATAATATGGTAAAACAGGGTTTTGCCTCGAATCCGGCACTTGATGGCGTTATATTTCCCTTACAACATCCTTACTGGAAAGAAGCCCCCGACGATATACTTCGTAAGGCGTCCTTGTTGGCTCCCAATAACTTTAATCGTATATACACCAGCTCGAAAAATACGGGTTGGGTAGACGTGCACCAGTCACATGGTAAACAAGAATTAAAGGCAAATTTGGCCATTGCACGCATATTAGCTGATGAGTATGGAGAACAAATTAGGCTAATGCCAATTGATAATACTCCGGGAGTAAAAAATCCCGATGCAATGATTATTACTAAAAATAATGAATTGTGGGATTTTAAAACACCTGTAACTCCTGACATCAGGCATCAAATTTTTAACTCAATAAAACAAGCCAAGCGGCAAAAACTAGAAAATATACTAATCAGAATATCCGGAAACAAACCGGTTGAGATTATTAAAGGCTTTTTGGATATAGGTATTCAAAGATTTGGCACCATTAGAAAAATTCAACTTCTTTATCAACATAAGTTAATTTCAGTGGATTTATCATTGCTTAAGGAAAAGAAACTTAATGAACTTTTACAATTTCTTAAGGACGCTTTATAAAACACCCGGAGCAAGCCATTATGGCTTGCCCCGGGGCGAAGGGAGTGTCCTCTCGGACTCTCCTGTGGTTTTGCAAAGATACAACAATTTTTGATAAATTATGCCATTTGATGATAAAAAAATTAAGGAAAAATTAAAAAAGCTTGTAAATCTGCTTGATAAAGTTCCTGCAATCGTCGGACAGGAAGCCGAAAATTTTTATAAAGACAGGTTTCACGAGCAAGGATGGCGCGATAAGAATCTGGTACGATGGAAACCTAAAAAAAAACCTGATGGATACCCTATATTGCGCAGCAAAAACCCTTCGGGGCTGGCTGATACTATTATCTGGGAAAAAATTGATAACAACAGCATTCTTCTTACAGCCGGCGATGCCAGAAAACCTTATGCCAGAATACATAATGAAGGAGGAATTATTACTATTCCTTTAACCAAACGCATGCGAAGCTATTTCTGGAGCATGTATTACAAATCTAAAGGAGACGAACGTGATATGTGGAAGAATATGGCATTGTCAAGAAAAAGCCAATTCAGAGTTATTATGCCCAAACGCCAGTATATGGGCCAATCCGAAGCATTGGAGTCTATCATAATAAATGATATTACTAACCATATTAAAAAAATAATAAATGATTGAACAACTATACATCGCGCTTGCTGACCATATTTTGTCGCTTGCTGATGCTGACAATAATAAACTTATAAAACACGTTGATCTATGGAATAGACAAATCGAATTTATCCAAATAGAAGACCCATTCCCTTTACCTGCAGTTTTTATTGAGTTTAAACCTATAAAATGGCATCAGGCGGCCGATAATCTTGACACACCACTATCAGTCTTATTGCATATAGCCTGTAAATCTAAACATCCCACTTATTTCGATAACCCTTATCTTAATACGGCAACTTATAGATTTCAACTTTTAAATACTTTACGATCACATCTGAGCAACTTTGTTGTCAACAATACTAATTGGAATGCTGGTAATCCCCAATTGGTAAATATTATAATAGATCATGACCATACGGATATATCTGACGATATATTAGACTATATTATTCCTTTCTCAGCCTGTCTAAATGCTACCCAATGGATATATAAATCGCTGAAACCGCATTTAAATCTTCACCTACAAAATAAACCAGCTATTAAGCGCAAAAATATGATTTTTGCATATAATAATGTATTTGCATTTAACTATGATTTACTGTATAGAAATGATAATGGTGGTTCAGTTTGGGCAAACAAGCATTTAGGCAAAAGGTTGACAACGGAAAATATAGATTCTGCTAAAATACTTGCTGATAATTTTAATAAAACAATATTGCTTATTTATAGACCTGGCAATCGCAAAACCCCTGACTGCTTCATTGTAGAAGATAGAGAATTTTACGCAATTTATAACATAGCTCCAATAAGTCGGTATACTTTATCAAATGCTATCAAAAGAACTTGCAGGCAAGCCAATAATATATTAATTACTATTAATCTTTGCGATTTTACTCTAGACGAGATTGCACACGGTTTATATTATTCTTTCAATAAATTTAATGCAAGATTAAAAGTAAGGAAAATATTATTTTATTATAATGAAAAATTGATTGATATGCCAATGGAAATTGCACGTAATGAGTATGATATTATTCTCAATTTTTTGATAAACAATTTTCAATAAAAAAAACCTGCTATAAGCAGGTGTGTTTTTTACCGTATATGCAGAGACTAGTCTGCACATTTCTTTAGCAAAATTATAGTGTATTATATGATTTTATGATTTTTGAGCAAAATAATTATTAACAATTATGTTCACTTTTGATTCTTCATGTTTTTCATGATCTTTTTGCTTTCTTCCTCCAACAATGCTGAATTTTTTCGCAGGATTAACATTATTGATTGCTGACTGATGAAAAACTCTTCCCATTCAAGTATCTTAAGCACATCATCCGTTCTCCGACGTTTTATTTCTGTCCAAAACAAGTAGCGTTGTATTAGTTTTTTATTTCTCGCAATAATGTGGGGATCATTTTTAGTTTTCATATTATAATATTATTTAATGGTTAGTTTAATGGGTTTGAACAATGAAAAGCTTAATTTAATAATCGATTGCTTATCATTCTCTATTACATCCCAGCCTCTCCAACTATAGGCATTCAAATATTTTTTAAATATCTCAGCATCTTGTTTGCTGGCAAATACATATGCCTCATTCTTATGTGAAGTAGTTAGCCATTTCCCCGATGCAGTAAGACCTGCATACCATCTGTCAACTTTTGGATTGTAAATTATATATCCAATAACATTAATGGTAACTCTCTTTGTGAAAATTGATTTTAATTTCGTTATAAACATACTTTAAATTTTTTAATTCTCTTTATCCTCTTCCTCGTAATAGTCATCATCTAGCAATTTTGAATTTTTACACTCCATGGAAATTTCGATGATGAATAATACTGTCAATATTATTATTGTAATTATTAGTCTTGTTAACATAACCTAAACTTTTTTTATTTCAATTACAACATCCGATGTCATTCTGTAATTAGCCAGCATATGCGGCCAAGCAATCACCCATATAGCTTTATGGCTGGGGGTTAATAATTTATATTCCATCGTATTTCCGTATTTAATTAATGGATCGACAGTAATAGATACTGAACTGGGTGATATACGGACTATTTTAAGCGTATAGTATGTTTCTACATGCCATTCACCAATTAAATACTTATAGTGATCCTTCATGTATAAATATACACCAGTGTTTCTTTGAGCCAATAGAAGGCTCATCCGTTTTGATAGTCCAATGGTAAAGAACTGCATAAGGCATATCTCACCAATACTTGCAGGATCTGGTAAATTCTGAGGAGTTTTAATAATAAAATTAAGCTCTTTAGACACCAAAACCGGTAATGCAAACTGCAGGGGAAACTTCCTTCCTTTTCTTATTTTGAATTTCATGGCTTTTACATTATGGGTTCAATTCTGCTACGCAAATCATACAATAACGAAAACTGATAATCGTATAATTCAGGTCTCCACACATATATCATGCATAAATATAACGCACATGCTTCTTCGTAAGATATCTTAATTTTAATACGGTTTGGCGGTATATTCATAATTAATCTGCGGCTTAACCTGCTACTGAGTGCTTGTAAATAGTGTTTTACCATAGCGCGTACAGGATGAGCAGGTATTTTTTCTAAATCGCTGCTCATCAGCAGTTTTAGCATTTCTGCTACCTCATTTTGGCTATATTGTAGGGTTAAATTATGGGTTTTTGCAAGTCGTTCGGGCATACAATTGTTACCTCCATCTTTTTGAGCCTTTTAGCGAGTGTGTTAAATATTTGTCGATATAGCTTACGATAATTATAATGAGTATCAATCAAGTTGTTGGATGCTTTTATGCTGTTTATAATCGTAGAATGGTCTCGACTTATAAATCTGCCAATATCTGAGAGTGATTTTGATGTTAGCTTATATACAATGTGAACGAATATATTCCGGATTTCTGATAGTTCCCTGTCCCTCTTGCGTGAACGCAGGGAATTTAAATCATACCCGGTTTCTTCGGTAATAGTATCAAGCAAATTGCTTATAATATCATCTTCATCCAACTTGCTTTCATATATAATGTTGATTCCAATTTCCGTAGCAATTACCCATTCTGAGCTGGCGATAGGGCAATATTGCCAGTCCTTAAGCATGAAAATAGCATCGCTCTGCGATAAGAATTGAAGGTTTTTCTTTAATATATGAGTAGAATCTTCATTTTCAATGTTGATTTCTATCTCATTAACCACAATATTACCATTTGCTTCTACATTTTTTATTATTTTCTGCAAACTGCCAGCTTTGGCATAATTTCTTAAACTACGTGGATATGATAAATATATATTCATGGTAAAAGATTTTATAATGAAGAAAAGTTGAGTGTAATTCCTTTATAGGATCCGTCTGGCTGTCTTTCCCAGATTTTAACATACCGTTTACTTATATTTCTCGAAAGGCTTTTTTTCAATAATTCCATTGCTTCTTTCCATAATGGATGGTTAATATTTAATCGAAAAAGAGAGATTATACGTTTTACATCCAACTGCCCCTTTCTTGTTTGAAAAGCGCTGTTAACAATTTGTCTCAAATCGTCTGTGGTATTCTTAGTTATAAGGTCAAGATATTCATTCAGCTTGGCCTGCGCTATAACAATTGTATCGTCGCAACTTATATTCTCCTGGACACTAATCTCAATTTTATAACTTTTGTCAAACGTTGTCAGAGTATAGTTGCCTTTTCCTGCACTTTTTATGTTGTTTTCTTCCAATATATTTTGATAGTGCTTATCGCACTCTTCCAGCAGTTCATATTTATATTCCTCGAGTTTTTTACTTAGAATCACTGCTTTTGCTGCATATTTGCGGACTAATCTATCCCTTTCTTTATCAAGTTTACTTACATATTTTGCGGGAATTTCAACACCATTTGCGTCAACATACTTACGCTCTTTTTTTGATTTTGTATTCATATAACCTCCGTTTTTTAATGTTTGAATGTTAATTTTTTTATATCGTCAATTTGTTCTTTCAGATTGGTTTTTTCTTTTGCTACCCATTTATATTCTTTGTAATATATACGTGGTTTAAGATTTCGGCTAATTTTCAATCTATGCATATATACACGCATACAAAGCATTAATATTTCCATTGTATTCGTATTCATAATCTTCATTCCTAATTTTTTTGAGCTAAATTCAATTCTATTTTGGAAATCTCATACTTTATGCATTCAGCTATGTTATTCTGATTTCTAAACTCATTATATAAGCTTCGCAATCGTGATACAGGTATGTAATTAAACTCTTTATAACCTGTTGCCCTGCATGCAATGGCCTTTATGATTTCAGTGTTCTCATTGTATAAATGACGACGTAGATATGCTCCTATTGCTGCCATTACACGCCTGCGCCACAGATTAGCTTCACCATCTAGTTTTCCAATAATTTCCAACAATTCATTATAACTTAACTCATTTATATGCTTTACGCCATAGCTCTCCTTTATTGCTTCCATGGAGTCTTCCTTTAGCCCAAGTAATCGGGCTGTCGCATAATACTGCCTTATCAGCTTTTTTTTATTCTTATCCATCATTTTTGCTTATTTAATTATTATTTTAAAGTTTTTGAAAAGTAATTTCAGGAATTGCCTCTCAGCTGCCGGGCCTATTATGCCTCCGGCTGGTTTCCCGTTATGAAAGATGGTAAGCGCCGAACGTCTTGCCTCAAATACAATGCAATCTTTTGATATTTTATTCATATCACTCCCCATTGACTTTTTTTGTACCTTCTTCCCATATAATGTAGGTTTGACCGCCACCATACCGGCTTGCGGCAAAAGCCCTGTAACCTTCAATGTAAATTTTCACATTGGCATCATAGCGTACGCTTCGGGCAGTACGCCCGGCAGGTTCACGTCCATCGGCATGGCTTATGAAAATGAATAGCTTGTTGCGGAAGGTATCGCGGAGCTGCCGGTAATCTCGGTAGTTCAGCCCGCTGTACTGTATGCTGTCGATAATCACCATGTCCGGACTCTTACGCCTGGATAAACGATTTGCCAGTTCGGCAATAGGCTCCTTATCGAGCAAGATAAACCTGCGCACGCCAACCAGCCCGGTATCCATCACCGCGCGCTTGAGGCTCTCGCTTATACCTTCCTCTAGGCTATTATATGCCACTCGTCCGAATTTGGTTAGGTATTTGCCTAGCATGAGCGCGTAACGGGTTTTGCCGTTTCCGGAATTACCCCATATCAGCCAGCTTCCCGACCGTTCGGGTTGGCCTACATGGGCGAGCCACTCCCCGTCAAACGCCATGGTAAGCATGCGTTTCGATACCATTTCCGCGGGGGTAAGCGCCCTTTTTATGGTTCTATTGCGTTCCATAGGCTGCCTGTGTCAGCTTTTGAATCTCGATGTACAGGCGGGTAAGGCTGCCCTGTGTTTTGTGGTATAACTCCTGTACATTGGTTAACCCGTTAGCCTTTGCCACTATGGCTATTTGCCTGCGTTTGAACTCCTCCATGGCCTCTTTGCCCTCGGGGGTGATGCGCTGGTAGCGTTCGCCAAAACGACGGAATAGCTCAGCGTATCCTACTTTTTTGTTGTGAAGTTGCCTGTCGAATTTTGCCTTAAGGCCATCGGCACCCATGAGGTACCACCCGCACAAATACTCGGTGGCATTCCACAATGCTTTCAACTCGAGCGTGGCGGGGTAGTCAAGGTCGCCAGCCTCGTCGAGCACAATAAGGGGTTTCTCAATGCTCCGGAGGTAGTACACCAGGTCGGCATATACATCGGAGTAACGCCCGGTATAATCAATACCAAACTCCCGGGCAATGGCCCTGATCAGCTTCTGCTTGCTCTTGGCCTGGCTGCAGTCAATGTATACCGCGTTGCGATGCTGACGCACGTAGTGCTTTGCCGTAAAGGTCTTGCCGATGCCCGCATAGTCGCACAGCATGGCGCTCAGGCTACCGTTCTGGCATAATTCGAGCTGGGTGGTAATGTATTCAAAGGTGGGGGTGATTGCGGCAATAATGGGTTGATGCGCTCCTATTGCCACGTTAAGCCTGCGGGCAACGCTTAACCAGTTGGCGTCGCTGAGTACGCCATCGGTCTCGCCCTTCATGATTCTGCTTAGCTGTGCCGGGTTAATACCCATGGCTACAGCCATCTTTTTGGCCGATGGAAACTTTGCCAGCTCGGCCTTTAGTCCCTCGGCTATCTGCTGTTTTATGGATTTGTTGAGCATAATTAATTTGATTTAGTTAGTACTAAAGGCTATCTTTTGCACGTGCTGCAATATCATTATGGGGTTTGCTCAGTTCATCCCAGTTGTTGGGCTCGCTGTACGATGTGTCAATGATCACAGGTACCAGATCGTTGTGGGTATTGGTGCTTTCAGCCCTTACAATCTCAACCTTACGGAACTTCTGCTGCTTGAGCTTTTTCTCCATGGAATGGTATATAGCCTGGCGCTTGCTCTGCTCCATGCGTATCTGCTCGTCGCGTTTGGTGCGCTCTATCTTCGCCTCCTGGTAACGCTCAATGCGGGTTGCCCTGCCCAGGTAATTATCGCCCTGATACATGAACACCTCGGTAATCTCTCCTTTATCATCGGGTAGATAGTAGGCTTCAATGCTGTAGTTGTTGGGTTGTAGCTTCGAAAGGATGCCGTAGTTCTCAATGGCGTAGTTCTCGTATTGTACACGCAAATAGTCGTTGTTGCGCAGGCTGGTGTCGGTTTTGTTGCCAATTTCGTGTAATATAATGGCGGGGTTTGGTTCTATTAGTTGAGGATGCACGTTTTCCATGAGCACCTGCCAGCGGGTTTTCCCTTTATGGAGTGGGTGGGGTTCATGATTGTATCTTTTTATGCTTTCGTATTCATCGGCTATTATTTGTTCTAAGGGCAGGCGGGGTTGTTTATAGTCTTCATCTTTGTTAGGGGATTTAATCTTAAATGCTTTACCTTTTGCGTTCCATCGCCCAATTCCTTCTTGGTATTTCTTTTCATCGCCATATTTTTTGCCTCGTATCATGTGCTCAGCTCGCTTATTACGACTTATCCCCGGCGTTGTAAAGGTTATAAATGGGAACAATCGGTGCAGGCTATCCTCAATGTCGCGCATCAGGTGGTTCTCGCACTCCAATTCGGCTGGCCATTTCAGGTTATGGCGTACGATGAAGCGGTACATGTCGGCCATGCATTCGCGAACCATGGCGTGGTTGGGCTTATCGGTGCTAATTGATACGCCCAGCACGCAACCGCTTGCCACATCGAAAGCATAGTAGAGGTTAACCCATTTGCCATCGGTGGTTTTACGCGGCAGCGTCCGGTCGTCCATCGATATCTTTGAGAGCGAGTATTGGGGTGATTTGCGGTGGTTATGCGGGGTTTTCAGGGTGATATGGTCGATGCGGTTATTACGCAGGCGGTCAACGAGGGCCTGGTTATCGGGTTTGTTAAGCACGTTCCAGATGGTTGATGCGCTTAGCACGATGTAATCGCCGTTTTTATCAATGAATTCGTTGCGGTTAAACAGCTCACCGGTTTCGGCATCAACCACCTGCAGGGCGCCGCTCAGGAACTGGAGGTAGTAATCGTACACCCACTCGCCAAAGGGTAGGTTATCCATGCAGTAGATGCTTATGAGTAACTTTTCCACAAGCTCGTTAACCTTGCGGCTGTTACTGTTGCACCAGTTGCCGTGTATTAGGCTCTCATAGCCATTGTCAATGTACTTTTTCAGGCGATCCTTTAGCCTGCGGGGGTTGGTGGGCAGGTCGTGGGGGTACTTATTGGTATCGATTTGCGCCAGCAGGTTAGCGGCCATGGTGTATATTTCGCCTTTGCGCATGCCTATTGCCTTGCGGCGTGTGCGGGTTTCTGTTATGTATGCCTTAATGGCGTTGAGCAAGCATGCCTCGGTTAAGTACTTCTTTTGGGATTTCAGGTCTAATTTTCGGCCATCGGGTAGCAGATAGTTGGCAAAGTAGGCAGCCGCTTCGTGATCGGGTTTAATGTAGTCCTCCAGCATGGCCCTATGCACCAGCTTGCGGGGGTCGCCAAGCGCGGCCATTATGGCCTCCTTACGGTCGGTGCGCAGGGTGTCCCATTCAATTAGGACTTCTCTTGCGTAACTACCCCGCCTTACAATATTTAAATAACTACGCTTATGATCGTTTTTATAAATATTATAGGTAAGCCCAGCGCTTAGCCACTCATCAATTGTTATACATAATATGCCGTTGTAGTATACTGGCATGGAGGTTTGAATAGTTATGGTTTTACCATTTGCTTCTTTACAACCAAGGAATTGGACTTAAACTTCCAGACTTTTTTAAGGTCAATCCCTTGCTTTTTGGCGAGCAGCTTACACCCAGCTAAGTCAGCGAGGGTTTCGGATTCTTCAAATGTTTGCTCTTCCATTGCTATTGCCATTTGTTAGTTAAAAATGCCGGTCTGTTCCCGGCTGCCAGCGCGGTTGGCCGTATTCCCTCCGCGCTTGGGCTATCCACCTTAACCCGGCCTCCAACGGGTAGCCGGCCTTTGCTACTCCGCCGTGGTGGCCTCCGGGCCGTCACCTTGGGTTTGGATCCCGAGCGGGTTCCGATGTAGCCGCTTACTGCTATCGGGATTGGCATTGCATTACTTGTTTAACTGGTTTACCATTTCTGATATGCGCTTGCTACGCTGCTCTATTATCATACGGGCAGTTTCTAACAATATAGGATGAAGAGGCTTGTGGCCGTTAAAAGCATTCACCACATGATGGTATGCAAACCCGGTTATTTCGGCAATTTTTTTAAGGTCGCCATGCTTTAGCCTGCTTTTAATTCCCAGATCATGCTTTTTCTTTTTCATAATTGGTTAACTTTGCTAAAATTTTGGCAAAGATAATTCACAATTTGCGATTATGCAAGAAAATTTATCACAAAATGCGATTTTTTTTATCATTGAAAGATTAAAGACTTATTTTCAAATAGTTACTGATATTGAATTAGCCAAAATTTTAGGAATTAAACCTAACACTATCTCAACTTGGCGCAATAGGAATTCGATTGATTGGAATTTGATATTCGCAAAATGCGAAAATATTAATTTAAACTGGCTTCTTACCGGCGAAGGTTCAATGTTGCGAACAGAAGATAATCAAATCAAACCTGCTAATTCCTCGACATCTGCATCATCTCCTTCAGAAACTTGTCCTTACTGTTTCATTAAAGATAAGCTCATCTCTTCGCAGCAGGCAACCATCGATGCACAAAAAAAAACCATTAAACTCCTCGAAAAAGAACTTGAATTATGCGTAAGCTCAAAAAAACTTATGCATTCTGCTACAAAACCTGATGAAATTGCACCTGAACTAAAAGAAAATAAAAAACAATAACTATCATTGGATAAGTTGAAAAAACAACTACATTTGAATAACTAATTATCATTTATTATATGGAAACTCAAAAAGAACGCATCGAAGAGCAGTTTCAGGAATTAATAGATAAGGCGAATAAGCTTTATCCAAATATGTCTGAAGCTGTAGTTTTGCTTAACAACATAACAGCTCATACAACCTTTCTGCAAGATTATCTTAATTTAACCTTGCAGACACCTACGGAAACTTCTAATAACCAAATTCCTATTACACAATGCCAACTTGGGGTCAAATTTTAGGTGAAATACGGTCTCTAATTGGGGCTGGTGATAAACTGGCCTTTGATACAGTGAGAAATAAATATTTAAAAGAGCTTTCAGCCTTTACGGGTAGAGATACTATTATTTATGCTACTCGTTGGACTTCTGGTGACGTGCCTCCAAATTTAGTTACAATAACAGATGAGGATGTTCATGCTTTCATGGAGGCTGTTTCGGGTCTTAAGTGTGATAATTTAGACTTAATACTTCATTCAGGAGGTGGTTCTGCCGAGGCAACAGATGCCATTGTTTCATATCTACGACAGAAATTCAAACACATACGTGTTATCATACCACAGGCAGCTATGAGTGCAGCAACTATGCTTGCTTGCTCTGCAGATATTATAATAATGGGTAAGCAATCTTCTATTGGCCCTATTGACCCCCAATTTATTTTACAAACATCCGTTGGCATCCAAGCAATACCTGCACATGCCATTTTGCAGCAATTCAAAAAAGCTCAAGAAGACTGTAGAGAAAATCCAAAAAATTTAAATTCATGGTTGCCGATGCTTAGTCAATATGGTCCTGCTTTACTTGTAAGATGTCAAGATCAGATTGATTTTGGCAAAGAACTGGTTGGAAATTGGCTTAAGGCTTACATGTTTAAAGACGAAGGACCAGAAATTCCCGACAAGATTGCAGAATACCTTTCAAATCATGGTAATTTTAAGACTCATGGAAAGCATATTAGCATTGAGAAAGCAGTTGAAATTGGTTTAAAAATAGAACGACTCGAAAGTAACCAGGATTTTCAAGACAAAGTTTTATCTGCTTTCCATGCTACTATGCATGCTTTTGGAAGCACAAATACCGCTAAGATCATTGCTAATCAAAACGGAAACTGTTTTCTAAAACAGTTTAACCCTGTTCCTCTGCCCAGATGATATCACTCATATAGCTTAATTTGGCTAAAGATCTATCTTTTTACCACCTTTTTTGCTTCCACCCCACACACAACTTTTGCCATTATTTATTCAATTAACTGTAATACATATAGTTAGCAATTCTTTAATTTGTTTTTTACAAGAATTATCCC